AGTTGACCAACATTCGATTGGTTGAGGAAAAGCGGATATTGGCCGAAAGCTATTCCAGCGATAGGGCAGAACGTATCAAAAAGGACAAGGCGAAAAATATTATTATTCTCTCGCTAAAGCAGCAGACAATTGAAAAAGATCGTGCCTCACAATTGATTGTAGTGAAGCAGGCGAATGAGATCAAGGCTTTGCGCTTTACGGCGGGGTCATGGGAGAGCAGATATAATTTGTTGGAGCCTGAGTGCTTGCAATTGACCGCAAAGGTAGCGGTCCAGGATGAAACGATCGGATTGCTGAAGTTGACAATCAGCGAAATGGAATGTCAACATAACGAGGATATTGAATACATAGCGGGCCTGGAAATGAAATTTGCGAAGTGCCAGCGCTTGCTAAATATCAGCATTGCAAATACAGACTCAATTCTCAAAAAGGGGTGGCTGTTTAAGTTATTCGGAAATATCAAAATCGGGCCGGGTGGTGGATTCAGCATTGACGGCAAGGGCAGTATTGGAATTTATGCGATATTGGCAATAAATTAAAAATGGAGGTTGATAAAATGGAAACTGGTAAGGATATTCGATTCATTCCCATTTCCAATCCAGAAATATGGGGAGTTGAACTTATTAATACTGGAGTAAGTCTTGGACAAGTTAAATGGTGCTGGGGTTGGGGATGTTATGCGTTTTATCCCCATGTGTCATTTTCACCATCAGGACTTATGTTTAGAGAAACTCATTTACGGGATTTGGCCGATTTTTGTGAGCGAAAGACACGATCGCAAAATTATTGCCAGTGTAATAATGGGCGATAAACTAAAACCCGATTTCATCGCCGCTACGCTGATGATAAATAATACCTCTCCGCGAATGCTACAGGAGGTCATTGCCTGGCTCAAGGCTCAGGCCGTATTCTTGCAATACAGCGAAAAGCAGATAGACAAGAAATACGTTATCCGGTATATACCGGTGCGTGGGTTTGATGAAAATTGAGCATTTGCCGATCGGCAAGGTTAAGCTCAATCCCGACAATCCCCGGCAAATATCAAATAAGGATTTTCAGTCGCTGGTCAAATCGCTCCAGGACTGCCCGGATATGTTCGAGGCCCGGCCGCTGCTATGCTCTGGTCGTGGTATTAATCTAAAACCAGGCAATCCCCAACAGATATCACCAACCGAAAAGCTGATTGTCCTGGGCGGGAATATGCGGCTTAGGGCGGCCCGGAAACTTGGATATAAAAAAGTGCCTGTTATTATTATGCATGGATTGACCGAGGCTCAGGAGAAGGAAATCACGATCAAGGATAATGGTGCATGGGGTGCGTGGGACTTTGATGCCCTGGCCAATGCTTGGAGCGACCTGCCGCTGAAGGATTGGGGGGTTGGTGTACCAACGGATTGGATGCAACCGCTCGATGCTCAAGGTCTTCCGGAACCTGGAAGTGGTGAGGAAAAAAACAACAAAACCACGTGTCCGAAATGTGGGTTCACATATGCAATCTGAAGTTGCTTTTCTTGCTTATTATCCAGAAAAAAAACGTAGTGACAACAACAGTTTTGAGGGCAATTATAATATTGGCGCAAATGTTATCATGGATGTACTTGGACGTAAGGGCGTTAAGTGCGATATTTGTACTCCCGATACGGCACAAAAATACAAAGTGATACTTGTGTCCATGACCTCTGAATATGATTGCCTTGCTTTATATCGGGCAGTTGCTTTGCTCCCATCATGGCAACCGGGCCGGAGATTCAAAGTTGTGGCTGGTGGGGCGGGGATGCAGAACCCGGTGACTGTCAGGAATTATATTGACTATGCTGTTTTTGGACGGGGGGAAAATATCATTTGTCCTTTAATTGATTGCATCGCTGATGCTAAGCAGTTCGAACATGAAAGCGTGATGAATTTGCCGGAAATATCCTCGGTCAATTTCTGCCAAGCTTCGGAATTATACCTACATGATATAGATTTGGGCCGGGGCCGGGGCCGGAGGCAATGGAAAGAGTCTTTCGTTGGTTGCCCTAACAGGTGTTTATTTTGTCATTATACTTGGGCGCGAAAGAAGATTGGGGACGGTACTTACTATCAGGGCGATTTGACCATGAATAGATCAATTGAATGCCTTTGGAAAGACATTCCTAAAATTGAAAAGAAGGAAGGAAGAATAAGAACGGCAATTGATGGATTTTCGGAGAGGTTGCGCTTTGCCTATGGCAAGAAAATTAGTAACCAAGAAATCATAGATGGGATAAATCACATAGGGAGTTTTCCGGGGATTACCGTTGTCTTAGCTTATAACATCAGCAATATGCCAAGCGAAACCCAAACGGATCGGGATGAACTTTATAAGACGGTCAAAAAAGCAAAACCTAAAAATCGCGTTATTGTAGTTTTCCAAAGTACACCCTTTCGTCCTTCCCTATTGACACCATTACAATGGGCCCCCGTGACATTGTATCCAGCTACCAGCGATTTGTCGGCACGAGTAATTTATGATTCTGATAGTTTGCGAGTGATGCATTCGTTTAGCAATGAAAGTCCATGGTCGCAACTTGAGACCGTGATTGTATCCAGAGCCACAACGGAAACCGACAAACTCTTTCATGCCCTATGCTTCCATCCGAAACTCAAGAAAGGGACAGTATGGGAGAAGGTGAAATTATTGCAATGCAGTTTTGATTTATCTCCATATCTGCGAGAATATGAGGCGGATGAAAAACATCCCGCATGGTTTTTATCGTCTTATACCGCCAATGTGAAACTGCGTAAGGCATACGATATTTCAAGGCAGCGCATGACTGATGCATTCCCAACCATCAAGATCGAGAGGGCGAAGTGAAGCCAAAACCCGTTAGCAGCAATACAGCGAAAAAACAGAGGAGCAGGGGGAAGCCTTTTGTAAAGGGTGATCCCCGTATCAATAAAAATGGCCGGCCAAAATCCTTTGACTTCATACGAGAACTGGCCCAGAAGATAGGCGCTGAGATTGACCCGACTATCAAGAAAACCAACGCCGAGATCGTCCTGCGCCGCTTGATGAAGGATGATGGTGCGAAGTTCATTGAGGTTGCGTATGGGAAGGTTCCGCAACCTATTGAAGGAAATCTTACTGGCGATTTAATTATTCATGTTAAGCTCCCAAAATCTATCTCCGATGAATGAAAGCCGTCGGCTAAACATCGAATTCGACAAGGCTATTTTTAACGAGAAATTTTTCCCGGCATTTAAAAGCAAGGCCCGTTGGCTAGTATTGTATGGCGGGGCTGGATCGGGTAAGTCGGTATTCACAGCACAGAAATTACTGATACGGCTAATCAAGGAGCCTGGCCATAATTTCCTGGTAGTACGTAAGGTCGGGCGGACAATCAGGCATTCCTGTTTTGCACTCCTGCGGGACACCATCGCCGAATGGGATATGACCAAGTTATTCAAAATAAGGGAAAGTATGGATTTTACTTTTTTGCCGAATGGTGGACAAATATTCACATCGGGCCTGGACGATGTGGAGAAGTTAAAATCCGTCCATAGAGTCACTGGGGTATGGGGTGAAGAGGCGACGGAATGGTCGCTCAATGATTTACGGCAGACAAATCTGCGTTTGCGCGGGGTCATGCCGTATTACAAACAGATCGTCTTGACATTCAATCCGATATTTGGCACGGCAGCGCACAAGATGTTTTTCATCGAGCCACCTCCAAAAAATAGTTACATCGAACATTCGACATACCGGGATAACAAATTCATTGACGATGAATACCGTCGGGAACTGGAAGGATACGCTGACATTGATTCGGCGTTTCATCAGATATATGCCAAGGGTGAATTCGCGGAACTCAAGGGCAAAATCTATGCCCGATATAAGGTCATTCCCAAAGAGCAATATCCGGTTCACTACCAGCATAAATATTATGGCCTGGATTTTGGTTACACGAATCCGTCCGTCCTGCTTGATATCGGTTACAGCGACCCGTACAAGCTCTATTTCAAGCAGATGATCCATGAGGCGGAACTGACAAACTCCGATTTAATAAAGCGCATGGATGAACTCAAGATCGATAAGCGGCAGCCGATGTATGCGGATTCATCCGAGCCTGATAGGATAGCGGAGATAGCAGACGCAGGTTATTTGATCTATCCGGCGCAAAAAGACGTTGCGGACGGAATTGACTTTTGCATGAGGTTCGATATATTCTCATGCGACGATAATATTGAATCGAACCGCGAATTCAGCACCTATAAATGGCGCGAGGACGCGGCCGGGAATACGGTCGATGGGGTGCCTGTCAAGAAATGGGACCATGCCCCGGATGCTTTGCGCTATGGCACCTATACTCATTTGCGGGAAGTGTTGGGCAAAACTCAAACATCCGCCGGGTCAACGCACGATTCACTATTTGGAAAATCTAAGTTTTGAGAGGTAGATGATGAGCAAGCAAAACTGGTTTAAGCGATTATTCGCGGAGGTCCCGATTGAGGTAAGAAGCGGCCCGTCCTTCGGCACGGTGCCCGGCGCAGAAGGGGAGGCCTTGGATTTTTACATGAGCATGGGCAACCAGAAGGTAACGAACCCAAACGACTTTTTCGATAATGAAAATAAGACGCTTGTGGAAACAGTCCGGGCCATGGAGAATTCCGACCCCTACCTGTACGGCCTGACCATGACACGTAAGATTGCTGTTACCGGGTTAAAGCGGCAGATCACTGGCGGGGATCCCAAGGTATTGGAGTTTGTGCAATATGTCTTTAGCAAAATCAAAAACTTTTCCTGGATACTCTATCAGATGCTTTCGGCTATCCCCTGCGGGTTTTCAATAACTGAAGTCGTTTGGGCCTATGATATTATCACCGGCAAGATCGTCATCCAAGACCTGAAGCCCCGCTATCAGGATAAGTTCACCTATGACTCGGAATACAAGCTGAAGCTGATTACAAAGGAAGCGCCGACAGGGATATACATGCCTGAAAAGAAGTTTCTGGAATTCGCTTACATGAGCGAATATGGGTGCAAGTATGGTCAGGCAGTTTATCAGAAAATTTACTGGTACTGGTTTTTTAAAAAGCATGCTACAAAGTTCTGGGCGATATTTATTGAACGGTTCGCGAGCCCGATAGTAAAAGTAACGCAACCGAAAAATGCAAAGTCAGAGGACATAGCTGCAGTTGATACGTTTTTGGCTGGTATTAAATCAGCAACCGGCGTCAAGGTCCCATTCGAGTTCGGAATTGAATTATTGGAGGCCCAGCGAACAGGCAGCATAAATTCATTTGAGACGTTTATGGAGTTTTTGAACCGGGGCATGTCAATCGCCGAACTGGGCCAAACACTGACTTCAAGCGCCGAGCAATCGGGCAGCTTGGCCATGGCTAAGGTGCATAACCTAGTCAGACTCGATATCCTGAAATCGGACATCACGTTCATCGAGGCGATCATTAATGACTACCTGATTCCCTGGCTGGTCGATTACAATTTCCCCAAAGTGACCGAATACCCGAAGTGGGAGATTGTACTTGACGACGAGATCAACCTACTAGAACTGGCCCAGGTTATCGAGAAGTTGACGGTTGCCGGTTATAATAAGATTCCTATTGCCTGGCTGGCCAAGACGTTCAACATTCCGCTGCCCGAGGGTGATGAAGAGGTGCTAACCAAGACAGCCCAGGTTACATTCAGCGAGGCTTTGCAGACCCTGGAAGCGAATGCTTATAATGAGGCGATGAGGAAATTATGAATAAAACAGATCATGATAAAATTGCAACTAATTTTTTCGAGATGATCAACCCCATGTATAACCTGTTCACGGATAAGGAAGGGAGTATGTCGTCAAGGGAAAACAAAATAGTAATTGTGCATGGAAGCTGCTCATTGTGTCCATTCAGCGGTGAAGCGGATTATTGTCAATTCCCGGAAGGCGATTGTATCGAGTTAGATTATTCCAAACTCCCCCCAAACTGTCCCTTGCGAAAACAGGGCATTGAAATAAAGCTGGATTTTTAAAGGAGAAAATGATGAAAAATAAAAACCAAAAACGAATACCCAGAGAGCATGACCCCGCATGTGATAATTGTTTTGTTGACGATCATGCCAAAAATTCAAACCTGTGTAAAATCAAATATTCCACTGACCATCCAGAATATATACTTACTGAAATTCCTACTGATTGCCCTTTTCGGAAACAAATTGTTTAAATGACCATGTTTAAAGGAGGAAGCGATGGAAAAATCAATCGGTATTTTTCAAGGTGAAGGGATAGCCCCTAAATCTTGGAAGGTGAAGCGCGTCCCATTTAATAATTGTATAATTGAATCCCACAACGGGCAGTTGAATGTTATAGTTTCGACTGTCGAGAAGGGGCCGGCGTTGCTTGGCAATTTCCAAGAATTCATAATCTTGGCAAAGAACGAATCCGGGAAAAGGGTTGTGCTTATCAATGCTACAGTTCCCAAGAAAGGCATAATGGTTGAAATAAAACCATGATCCCCGGCGGCCACGATATCATTGACCAAATCATACGCAAGGCCGCACTCTACGCCATACCGCTGTACCGGCTCCAGGTTGTCAAGTGGATTAAGGAGCTGAAGCGCTTGGATCGGGAGAGTGAGCTGAAAGACCTCTCCAGGATCGGCCCCAAGCTCGAATCTCTTTACTACCAGTCCATTATCACGGCCTATTTGGTGGGTAATGGTGTGGCCCAGAAGGAGATCGCATTCCAGGAGGGCGAGGTTAGGGAGGCGAAGTTATTGAGATTCGCCGAGCCCGATAACATGAAGATCATCACCGATATCATGTCCAAGTTCCCGGCTGCTGAGAAAGCGTTTGTAATGAAAAAAGCTATTGACTATGAAGCCTATAAGAAAATAACCGGTTATGCCAAGGCTCTGGCATTTTCGCTGGCTCGTGTGGAAGGTCAGTCGGCCATTGATATGGTCAAAAAGAGCCTGGATGATTCGTTCAAGGATGGGCAAACGTTCCGGGAGTGGCGCAAGGGTGTCAATGTAGCATTCGAGACAGCCGGGTGGACGCCGCTATCACCCTGGCACCTGGAGAACGTATTCAGGACCAACCTGATGTCGGTCTATTCAGCGGGCAAGTACGAGTTTTGCCAGACGGCAGACAACGTTGTTGATTATGAATACAGCACCGTGGGAGACAACCGGGTCAGGTCAAGCCATGCGGCAATGGATGGTAAAATCTATGCCAAGGATGACCCGATCTGGAATACCTGGATGCCGCCGAATGGCTACCAGTGCCGGTGTACGGTGATTCCTATAACCAAAGCATACGCTGAGGCAAACGGGATAAAGTTTTCAACCAAGCTGCCCAAGGGTGCTATTGCCGATCCTGACTTTGCTGGACTGCCGACGCTGGCGAATTACAACAAGTCATTACAGGGCAAGCCTATAGCTCAAGCACCTAAGCTGAAAGCCAAGCCGATTGATATTGATAAGATTGCTAAAAAAGGTAATGAAATGATGGACAAAGAAATAGCCAAGGGTAAGATTGGAAAGCCTGGCAGTCCCGATTATGCTGCTCAGGCGAAATATCTTAAAGAAAAATACGGCATAAACGAACAATCCGCTAAACAAATTTTGAGCCAATGGGGATTGACGAGTGCCGATGAAAATATAACCATGATTGGATTGCAGCAATATGTCGCCGAAAAGTTTGGTTTGACAGGTGGATATAATCCGGCAATGAAAGGCGGGTTTGCTAAAATAAATATGCAGGCCGCAGATAAACTGATTGCGGATGCTATCTATACCAACACCCAGGCAAAGCTAAAAAGCATGGGGATTGAATATGTCAAGGTAGTCCGCGGAATGGAGATCCCTCTCGATGAAGCTTTAAAGCATAGTGATTTTAAAAGGGTGTGGGAATCGGGATTGAAAAAAGAGTTTATGGCTTCTGCTCAAACGGGATCGAGCCTATCAGCAAAATATACATTTAAAGCCGAGATGCCAATGCAACCATTATCATCGTTTACAACGGAGATGGTTACAGCGGAACGTTTCGCGGGGAATAGTAGCAGAAAGCGAAGAATAGTAGGAGTTGTAATGGAGGTGAATGTGCCAGTAAAAGATATTTTCTCATACGGCGGGAATGGTCTAGGGACAATCGATGAGCGAGAAATTGTAATTTGCACAAATAAATTATCAGGCAAATTTACTTTAGCTGAAGAAATAACTGGGAGCTGGGAATGACAATGTGGAGTCCAGACCAAGATCAAACAAACGCCGACTGGCTGAAAACGGCGTGGATATATGAGGCCAAGAATATCGAAGAGATGCGCAAAATATTGGACGAAATAGGAACGACTGTAACTGAATTCAAAGGGTCAATGCGTTATAAGGCAAACCTTGAAAAGCAGCCTTGGTTGAAAGAGTTATAAATGAACCTCAACAAAGTTTTCCCGATGCAGGAATACCCGATATATCTGCTTGCCGATATCATGGGCTGCGGTGCGCCAACGGTCATGCGCTTGGTCAATAGATATGAAATCCCGACCTTTAAAAAAAACACTTCACGCTTTATTTTACGGGACGATGCGATCCGGTTGTTGACTTTGCCAGGAAACGACTGTCAAAAATATTTTAGTTATATTAAACAAAATTATTGACAGATTGAAAAGCGCCTCCATAATGGAGGCATGGTAGAAATAAAATCACTCGAAATTTTCCGCACTGGGAACTACGGGGAACTGGGTGAATTTTCTGAAACTGACCTTGATGAAATAGCCGCCGAATACTCTGCTGACAAGCACAAGGCGCCTATCACTCTTGGTCATGTCGAAGACGATTCCAAGCCCGCGCTCGGTTGGATCAATAAAATTTATCGCAAAGGCATGAGCTTATTTGCTGACGGCGAAATTGTAGCTGAACTGAAAGACTGGATATCGCAAGGCCTCTACGAGAATGTCAGCGCCGCCATTTACAAGAACTTTGCCGGGAGCGGTAAAAAGTATCTCCGCCACTTGGCTGTGCTTGGAGCGGTCCCCCCGGTTGTGAAGGGAATGGGCGGCCTGAAAGCTGCTATGTTCTCTGATTCAGAGAACGGAGACTATGGAATTGTTGAAGTCAAAAAAATCAAACAGGAGGCTAAAATGCCTGAAAAAGATCAAATTGTTGTATTCAGCGAGGATCAGCACAAGTCATTACTTGAGGCTGCCCTGCTGAAAAAGGAAAACGAACTGACCTTGAAGTTCGCGGAGATTCAGAAGGCCAGCGATTCCAAAGTCACGGCCCTGGAAGCAGAAATCGTGGCTGAGAAAGCCAAGGTCACTGAATTCGCTGAGAAGGCAACCGCCGCTGATGTCGAGAAGTTCATTGACGGCCTAATCATGGCCAAGAAAACCACACCGGCATTGAAGGATGCCCTGGTCGGGCAACTGAAAAAGGCGGCCAAGCTGGACATGGTTCTGTTTTCAGAGATGAAAGCAAACATGGAAGCGGCCCTTCCGGTGATTGAGTTTGGGGAAGTGCCTGGCGCGGGCGGATCGGATGGCGGAAGCGGGGGCGAAGTGAAGGACGGCAAAATCAGCATCGGTGATGCTATGGCCTGGGCCGAGAAAAATAGAGGTAAACAAGCATGAGTAATTTAAGCGCAAATTTTTTACGAACACAGAAATTACCTGAAATCGAAGCCTATGAGGTGGCGGCCGGTTCTCGTATTTACCAGGGGGCCCAAGTTATGGTAGTTGTCGGCACTGGTTATGCAGTGCGGGCGGGTGATACCGCCGGTGGACGTTTTGTTGGAATCGCAATCGAAGAGGCTGACAATACTCTGGGGGCTGCTGGTGCTATATCGGTTCGTGTTTATCGCTCCGGCCGTTTCCCTATCACTCTGGCTTCAGTAGCGATTACCGATAAGGGAAAAGCTGTCTATGCTACCGATGACAACACTGTTGCCCTGACCTCTACCAATCTGGTAGTAGTGGGAAGCATCGGTGGAATCGCTGCTACCAACACGGCATGGATTGACATTTTCCCTGGCTTAGTGGGAGTTAGTAAGCAAGCACATGTTGCCGATCCTGCGGCTTTGACTGGCTATACCTTGACTGATTCTACCGGTGGGGATACCACAACCCCAGCAACGTTAGCGGCGATAACCAATCTGGACACATTGAACATAAGCGGATTGACCCAGACAGCGGACGATACCCCAGTTGAAATTACATTTAATGCGACCTGGTCGCAAGGGCAAGCCGATACGGTTGACAAAAATTTCAAAGAAGCTTTTGATCAAATCGTAGCACAGAAAGCATTGAACACAATCATGAATAACAACGTCGCAAAGTTGGCTGTCGATTTGAATGCTGCATTGGTTGACCTTGGTGTAATCAGGACGAAACAGATTGCGATTATTACGCAGCTTGAAAACGCCTTAGTCTCGGCGACTTCTTAAGGAGAAACAACAATGGCAACAATAGTAAACGCAAATATTCGGAAAGCGGCTGATACTGCTTTCATGCACGCTTTGGGATCTCAGTTGGTGAGTCAACCTTGGCGTAACGCGGCTCTGTACTATCCTGGCAAGGGAGAAATAACCAAGTTTTTCAATTGGCTTGGTGATGTATCCGGAGTAAAACGGTGGAGAGACGAGCGAAGCATTCAGGCTGTCGGAACCCATTCCCATTCGGTAACTTCCCTGAAATGGGAAGACACTATCGGCATTGAGGTCAATGCGATGAACGAAGATGGCCCGCTGATTCAACAAAAAGTTAACGAATTAGCTGCGAAATTTGTGCAGCATTACAACAAACTGTTTTTTGATTTTCTAAAAGCTGGCGATGGTGCGCAGGCTACAGGTGGCGCGAAAGCTACTTATCCTTGGGCCGGGTGTTTTGATACTCAGACTTTTTTCAGCAATTCGCACCCCATTTACAACCCCGATCCTGGCGTCGGCACTACCAATGATAACATTGTCACTGGTACTGGCGTGGACACCGTGGCTCATATCAAGGCTGACTTTGATTCGGCAGTTCAACAGTTCTACAATCTAATTCGGCGCGACGGCAGCCCCATGTATGACAGTGTCCCGGAGCCCTTGACTATTTATTGTGCATCCGAAGATATCGCCTTATTCAACCAGGTTTTTAAATCTCCAACTGACATTGCCGCTGGTTCCGCTCCTAACTTTTATAATGGCCGGGCGAATGTGGTCGCGTCGCCGCATTTGAATACCTCTACTACCTATGATGTCAATGATCATGGGGTGACTACCTATTCAACTTCCGACTGGTTTGTGCAATTACCTGTTCCCGAAAAGCCGTTTATTCTGTATGAGAGTTCACCCCTTGAGACCTCTTGGGATGAATCCTTTAAATTTATGAAGGATACTCTCTTTTATGGTGGTAAGGGAATGTATAATTTTGGTTATGCTTACTGGCAGACCATGATGAAGGTGTACAACGCCTAAGGGAGGTGTTTTATGGGTTTTGAAATTAAGTTAAGTGATAATTATAGGGCTGCCAATACAAAATGTATTGGCGGTTTCATAGTTACTCGAAATTGGCAAGAGTGTGGTGAAGAGCAGGCGAAAATAGCCGGGGCATTTGACCCCAGGGAGACAGTTTACAACGTTCGGGAAATCGGAAAAATTGTTGAACCGGTTGAAATCGTTATCCCAGTTGAAATACCGGAAACTGTCCCGGAAGTTATTGAGCCCGAAGTAGAGCAAGTTGAACCTGAACCAGTCATACCTGAAAAGCCTGCTGTCAAAGCACCGCCTGCCAAACCTGTCCGCAAACGCAAGGGTAAATAATGGCCTATTCGACATTGGCAGAACTGAAGCTTGCCAAGTGGGAGCAAATATTGATTCAGCTCACCGCTTCCACGGCAGCGCCCACAGTAGTTGATGAAACTGTGGTGACTGCTGCTATTGTCGATGCCGATGCGGTTATAGATTCATACCTTTGTTTGCGGTATACAGTGCCGTTGACGACGGTGCCAAAAGTGATTAACCGGCTTTCGATGGACATCGCCATTTACTTCCTGTACATGCGGGGGGATGGCGCACCGGAGGCCGTAGAGAACAAGTACAACGATGCAGTGAAACTGCTCGATAAAATGGCCAGCGGGAAGGTGGGACTGGGCGAAGCTACATTGGACGCAGAGCCTGACACACCTTCCCATTTTGGCCAAGTTGACCTGTATGATGACAACAAGTTTACCAAGAATGCGTTTGGAGATAGCGACTAATGAGAATAGTCGTACAGGAAAACACCATTTCAAAAACGATCAAGCGGCTTGGGGAATTCATTGGAGTTCCCCAGGTCCAAAAACAAATAGGCGTGATTGCCCTGGCCGGGGTATTGCGCAATTTCAAGTCAGGAGGCCGCAGCCAATCGGGCGGCAAGGGCACTTGGAAGCCGCTGGCTGCTTCTACTATCAAGCGGAGGCGCGGCGGCTCTTCTACACCTTTGCGGGATACCGGAATATTGATGAACGGCATCCACCCGGAATTCCCTGGGAACAGAGTGGAAATCAGCACGGCGGATCAGGCGTCAAAGTATGCCGCGCACCAGCACTACGGCTCAAAGCCCGCATGGGCGATAAGGGGTCTAAAAATCCCAGCCCGGCCCTACATGATGATCACTGACTCCGATGTCCGCGAAATGAACGGCATTTATAAAAAGTTTAAGGTGTGAAATGTTAGCACTGGAATTGATGAATGCAATGATTGCCGAGCTGAAAAAAATCACCGAACTTGGGGTCAGGGTCTATGCCGCTCAATCAAGGAACATTACATTTCAAGGTGAAAAGCCTTATGCCAAGGTCATTTACGGCGGGGCGGATATTATCTATCAGAAATCCGGGTCAGAACATTATCGTCATCGTTTTCCGGTTTACATTGATGACAAAATCTGGAGGGAGCAAGCGTCCGTTATTGGAATTACTGGCGGACAAATTGGTACTCTGGCTTTACTTAAAAAAGCCATGGACGAATTGAAAAATGAACGGTTCTTACTGATTGCCGGATTGACCGGACATATCTCGGATGCTACCATAACGGCCATATACGGGACAGAGGATTATTTGCAATTAGGTGTGGAAGGGGCGTCCATTGGTTTTCAAATCGAATACTATGAAGGAGCGTAACATGAAAGTTATTTGCAAAACTCCATTCCCGGAAGCTACTGTTTTCGGGTTTGCGAATCCGAATAGGCCGAGTGGCGGCTGGGTTGCCGGGGATACCATCGAAGTAAATGATAATAACAAGGTTGTTGTCAGCCATTTACTGAGGACGGATGAATGGGAAGCAGTCCCTGACAAAAAATCAAAGTACGAAAAATCAACGTTGGAGGATTAAACCATGAGTATCGATACAGTTTCCACGGCAAAAGATGAGGTATTGTTTGTAACAGCAGAAGCTAATTTAGGTGTGCTTGAATACCCGGTCGCGGCCGATGTCGTGCCGCTGATAACTGAGGCGGTGTTTACCCAGCCCAAAACATTCCTGCCCGATCCTCAGAAGAAGCTGACAATATCGGAACTGGCGAAGCTTTCCCTGGGTTTTGAGCCAGGGCAGTTTTCGTTCACTATGTTTTTCAAACCATCTGGGGCACTGGGCACAGTCCCTAAGGGCAGCAAGATCATAGCAGCCGGGTTTGGTAAGGCGGCTGCAGTCGTTGGTTCGACCAGTGTCACTTACAATCTCGGCGGCATCAATGACGATGTGATGGGCCTGTCCTTTACCCACCGTTTCGGCCACATGGTAACTTTCAATTCCGGGTGTATTGTTGACAAACTGGTTTTCCCGGTCAAGGCTGGCAATGCTGAAGATTCTATCGGCCAAGTTCAAGTCAGCGGTACGTTCTGTAAGCAAGTCATGGCCGGCTATGCCTACGCTTTCCATGCCACCGCATATCCTATTGGCGCAACAGCGATTGTTGTCAAAAGCGCGGGCGGTGTTCTGGATGCCCGGCAATTCGAGGTTGGATGTCAGGTCAGGTTCCGTAATGCTACAACCGGCGCAGTAATTGATGACAATGCTGGAGCTGGATTCACCGTATCAATAGTG